TCTGTAATATTCATGCCTATCAACCTTCACAGTGGACACTAGTTAGGCAACGTGCTGCTGCTGAAGGAATGTTCTGCGGGCCGTGGGCAAGACTCGATCCGACGGGTAAGGTATTCAAACCAGAAGAACTAGACAAGCTAGTTGCAGTTGGACATGCATGGAATCAGCCTTACGTTATCAACGTCGAGAAGGATATTGACAATACGGGCGATCAAGCAACCAAAGTTATTGCTGCCACAGTGGGTAGCGACGAATGCGCAATCAGTATGGAGTCTTGGCTATTCTCAGGAGTAGACTGGCATCCTGTTGCACATATACCTATGCTCTTGCAGATTTTTCCTGCCGAAGCTGATGTAGCGAAAAGGCCGAACGATTGCAAATGGCACGCGCATGATTTTGGTGTTAAATGTGTTTACTTTACTTTCGGCACGTATGGAGGGATGAGTCCTAACGACTTCAATCTTCAAACTCCATACTCACTATTTACAGGAAATGCGATGGGTGGTGTTTTTGCGCCCTGGTCGCCAACATCTACGGGCTTCAAAGCCTGCTTGGAGGTTATACCGTTGCCTGATCCTTGGTACAGCAAACCATATAAGAAGGGTACTGCTGTTGGCCCTGCTAAACTACCTAGAGTATTGAAACCACCGTCAGGCACAGTTATGACAGGCGATGATGTAACAGCCGTCAAACGTATTGTTTCGCATGCGCAACGTTGGATGCCGTGGGCACCTTCACAGTGGGACAATAGATACAACGTTTTCTTTGCGATGGGCAAAGGAACAGGAAATGTTGGGGACTCAGGAGTACGAGGGTTTCAACGACAAGAAGGAATACCGCAAACAGGAGAAGTAGATGATGTTACTTACCAGCGCATGCGCCGCGCGCTGATTCCTGTTGGCCCGCGTGAGGGAGAACATATTCTCGATTCTGTTTCAACTTTGTTGATTAAATCAGCAATCGAGGAATTGACTCCAATAGGAAAACTGCTCAAGGTTCAGGCTGCAATCGCAGATTTCTGTGAACGTGCGGAAGCAGCAGAAGCTTTGTGGAGTTACGATCAGCAAAGACCCTATACTGGTCTTGGTGTAGCACCAGAACGCAGTCATGTAAACGACTGTAGTTCTTACGTTATTCTCGCATATTGGTGGGCAAGACAAATCTCAGGAGTTCTAATTCCTGACCCTTCGGGCTATCGTTACTCGGGATACGGGAATACCTCGGATGATCTCGACGGTCATCCAAGAATTACGACGGGAAACTATATTATTGGCGATCTTGCGCATTATGATGGACACGTAACAATTTGTCGTAAATCTGGGAATGCTACAAATAGCGTGTGGTCATCGCATGGACAGGAAGCTGGCCCTGAGAAACGGGATCTCTACGATCGGCCCGACTTCATCAAAGTAGTTCGACCTATACTCATTCCATAATGGAAGCATTACTCGCTATCATCGTAGTAATCGTGGTGATTGTAACTTTAGTGCAATTTGCGGCTTGGCTATCACGACTATGAGACGTTCACTACCAAGACTAGCGTACATGATTACGCAAATAGAAACTAATCCTGATACAACTATTGGCGATATAGCACTCAATCTCGATGAGACGTCTGAACGTATTATGGACGCACTCGACCTGCTTAAAGTCATGCGTGGCGAGTATCGAGAGATTCCTGACATACCGTGGGAATTTCCATATAACACATGAAACGCAAGCATCCTGATGCATTGTGCGAAGAATGTCCACTTTATAGTAGACCTTGTGCTAAATCAGTTATACCTAAGAATCCGATAGCTGCATTAGTTGCACGTTCTCCGGGCTACTATGAGACTCAAACAGGTATTCCGTTTTCCGGCCCATCAGGAGATATAGTCAACCATCTGTTAAACGAGCAGGGTGTTAAACGAGAGGAGGTATTGCTAACGAATGTCGTCCTATGTTCGCCGCCTGAGGGCAAAGTACCGGGAGAAGCGATTAAAGCGTGCGCTCCTCGCCTACAGCAAGAGCTTTCCAGTGTTGATCTCATACTCGCAGCAGGATCAGAAGCGGTTAACCTCCTTATCGGTAGGGGAGCTATTGACCGCCATCGTGGTTACAGAATTAATCGAAACGGAAAAACATATGTTGCAACAAACAATCCGTTCCTGGTCATTAGAGACGATTCAGCCTTTCCCAACCTCCGAAAAGATTTCAGGCGAGCCTTCAACCCCATCCCACCACCTGTACTGCCACGAATAGAGGTAATCGAAAATGCCAAAGACGCCGCCGCTTTCCTTGACTCTATCCCCACCGGAAACGTTGCCTGCGATATTGAGAGCCGTGGAGGACTTACTCACAAAGGATCACTTGTCAGCTTTCAAGTTGCGTACAACGGAATATCTGCCACTGTACTCGGAGAACGGGAACTACTGTGGGATAATTCCGATTTCATTAGAAATAGACTACGACCCTTCCTCGAATCCAGTGACTATAATTTCATCTGGCACAATGGGAAGTTCGACACCAAAATCCTTCGATACACCTACGGAATAAATGCAAGGGTAGACGAGGATACCATGCTCATGTCTTATGCGTGCGATGAACGCACAGGTAAGACAGAAAAAATACAAGGCGGTATTCATAAGCTAGAAGTTCTACTAGCCGAGGAGTTTGGATGGCCCGACTATGAGCCAAAACGAGTCAAGGACTTCAAGAAAGATGGAATCGTTCGAGATTACGATGAGCTTCACGAATATGCCGGTAGAGACGTTGCAGGTACGTTTCAGCTTTTCGAGTTACTATCAAAACGAGTCGATGAAGAAGGAGTTAGAGAACCTTACGAACGACTACTTATTGAAGGTTCAGACTCTCTTGCTAAAATAGAAACAGCCGGATTCATTTATGACATAGATGCAGCAGCCGATGTAATGGAAGAGGAAGTCAAGCCCGAGTTAGAGCAGAAGGTTAAGAGGATGCGTAGCATCATTGATAACCCGCTCTATAATCCTCGTTCTACTAAGCAAACCTCGATACTCTTCTACGATACGTGGAAGTTAGTTCACGAAATGCGCTCGCGTCCCGATATGAACCGCTCCACAGACGATAGTGCGCTGAACGAGATAGTTGCCGGTCGATTCACTAGTAGCACTATGTCCAAGTATGGACGTGGCATAACCAAGGGTGACGAAGAGTACGCAGTTGCGATGAAGTTTGCGAAAGAGCTTAAGCGATTTAGAGAGCTTTCAAAGCAGGCTGATACCTACATAACCGGGATGATTGAGAGGGCGCTAGATGACCCTGAGCATAGGATCTATACGGATCTCCTCTTACCAGGAACGACAAGCGGTAGGCTTAGTTCGAGGAATCCGAATCTTCAGAACATTACGCGGACAAAAGAAGGACTTCCCAATATTCGAAAGTTCTTTCTCCCGTCCAAAGGAAGAGTTATATGTTCGGCTGACTATTCCCAGGCGGAACTACGTTGTCTCGCTCACGAATCGGGAGACAAAGAACTCAATAGGGTTTACCGAGAAGACCTTGACCTTCATTCTATTGTCGCAGAACGATTCTATGGAGCGAACTTTACAGCCGAACAGAGAGTCTATGCCAAAATTATGAATTTCGGTGTTGCTTATGGGCAGGGAGCAGGAACGTTCCAAGAGAAGAATAACATTCCTTACGCTCAGGCTGAGAAATTCATAGCTTGGTGGTGGACATACTTTACGGGGGTTTCGAAATGGAAGCAAACAATCATCAAGGAAATGAAAACTGGCCGTGTTGTATCGCCATTCGGGAGAGTAAGAAGATTTCACTTACTAACGAGGGAAAATTTGAATGCCTCAATAAGAGAGGCTGTGAATTTCGTACCGCAATCTACGGCAGGGGATTTGACGCTATCATCTGTGAACAAACTAGCGAAAGAGATTGACTGGAAGAAGGCTGCCATAGTTTTGACGGTGCATGACAACATAGTAGGCGACGTTAAGGAGAGTTACGTGGACGAGTACAATACAATGTGTGAACAGATCATGGTATCTCGGCCAAAAGAAGAACTAGGTTGGGACATTCCATTC